TTTTTCTTAATCATTAGCTAGTTGAGTACCTGCTGCCACATTAGTCATTCCGTAGTCTAAGTGCTTGCTTGCAAATAAAGTATATTGCTCTTTGAGTATTTGTTTATATCCAGCTGCTATAGTTGGATATTCTTTTTCTAGCTGTTCAATAACAGACATTTCTTCTTTTGCCATTTTATATTTTTATTTATTATCTACCCATTCCCATCCTAAACATAGCTTTACCATCTTTCTATGAAACCACTTTGGTTTAGTTGTAAGACAAAAAAGGATACATCCATTTTCTCCACTACCTATTTTATATCCACCTACATGCTTAGATTGTGATACAGTAAGGGTTCCTAAATAAGGAAGTTTGTTTGTGTTTTCTACTTGGTGATAATGAGCTGTATCTCCAGATGTATTTCCTAAAATTAGTTTTGTTTTTTTCATTTTAATAACTTTTTAATTTCTTTTTCATCTACTCCTCTACTAGTTAAAATTTCTTCTAACCATTCTTTATCTACCATTTGAATATACTCTTCAGCTTCTGAAGTAGCACATTCAAATTGTTCAGATATATGTTTTAGTAGTTCAATTGGATATAGTTTTTTAGTAGTGGATCTAATGAATGGGGAGTAAGTGTTCTTTGATCTTGGAATCAAAAAACAATACACCTCATACAACTTTTTACTATCTTTAATGTTTAATCCTTGAACATAATTAACGACTTCAATATATTTACTATTCATTGATAAAATTCTATTAACCATGTATCCATTAAACACCTTTTGTTTATCAGGAGATAATAAGTCCCATGATGGTTTAGTGTCAATGATTCCTTTAATTAAATCAAATACAGTATATATTTTGTCTTTAGTCATTACTTTTGCTCTAATGTAAATCCAATTTCTGAATATTCCTCTCTTATTTCTTTAGGAATCATATCTAATAAAATTTTCTTTGTTTCTACATCGTACATTACTGGAATTGGGATTAATGGATCTTTGTCTGTTCCTAAGATGAATTTACTTCCTTTACGTAAGATAGTTCCTTCAGCTAATAAAATTGGTTTTCCATTTTCATCAACAACTGCTTTAGTTAATGTAATGTCGATTTGAGGTTGAGTTAAGTCTTTCATTTTGTTTTATTTATTTATTTTATTGTTTCTAAAATTTTAGCTATACAAGCCATTATGTTTATTTCTTTATCTAATCTAAAAGTAGCATGATACATATACTCTTCTAAGTAACATATAACTATACCTTCATTTCCATTAGAGTACTCATTTAACTTCTCGTATAAAAATTTATATACATCATCAAAATCTTCTAAATCAGTATTAGCAATAATTTGTCTAATGTTATTAAACGATTTAACGGACGGTTTCTTTAATTCAGCCAATAAAGCATCTTTGTAGTTGTCATCTGTATTAGACATTGTATCTAATCTTAAAGCGCCATCTATAGTATACTTTTGACAGTTGTTAATAATCTTTCTAAAATCAGGGAAGTATTTGTTTACAATAGCTACTAAATCAGGTATTTCATATTCAATGTCCTCTTTATCTAAAATAACTGAAATATGTTGAGCAATTATTTTCTTAGATGGAGGTGCTAAATCAAATTCCTGACATCTACTTCTTAATGGATCAATTAAACGTTCTGGGTAGTTGCCTGTTAAGATAAAACGAGTAGTTAAACTATATGTTTCCATCATGTTTAACAATATAACTTGTCCTGCTTGTAAGATGTGAGTTGCTTCATCTAAAATCACTATTTTAAGTGGTTTAAATGATCCAGCAGCAGCAAATGCTCCTACTTTATCTCTCATTACATCAATTGAACGTTCATCAGTTGCATTGATATACAAATAATCGCAATCAATATTTTTAACTAATATTTTAGCGATTGTTGTTTTTCCTGCACCTGGTTTACCTGCGAATAGAAGGTGAGGGATATCTTGTTGTTTAATAAATTCTTCGAATTTTAATTTAGTTTCATCTCGACAGATATAACCTTCTAGTGTATCGGGACGATAACGTTCATTTAGTATCGTGTGTAACCTTTTTGCCATAACTTTTATTTTTTTAAAAATACAATTAATAATTTAGGAATCCAAATCTAAAGATCTCCATATATATTGAATTTTTTTACTGGAGGTGGAGGAGGTGGTGCGACATCTTCTGTTGTGATGATGTATAGTTCTCCTTTTAAAGGCGATAACTTAAAATCATAAGGTGTATTTACTGTTTGATAATACGCTTCTAACGTTTCAGTTAGTGATGGATGAACAGTGTTTGTATTATCATCTACTAAACACCATTTATCCCCTGGTGGGTTACGTTTAGCTATTAATTTATATACTTCTTTTTTCATTTAATTATATATCCATTTATATCCTCCAGAATTATTAGATCTGCCTTTTAAACATGCACTTATAGCTCCTATACTTATTCCTGTTATTTTACTTGCTTGTGTAAGACTATTGTAAATATTTACTACTTTATTATCTTTTATTTGTGAAATTGATTTAGAATTTTTTTCACTTATTTTTTTAGATCGTTTTTTATTACTACTTATTTTGTCTCCAAATCCTTTAGGTTTAAGTCTTGGTGAGGTTTTAGAATGTTTTTTTCCTATTAAACTTAAAGATATTTTTTCGTTTCTTTCACTTCCTAATATATAATGTTTTTGATTAGATGATTGAATTTTATTTCCTCGTTCAATATTTATTTTTATCTTATCTCCAAACCCATTAGGTTTAGGTTTAGAAGCGGCTTCCTTCCATTCTTTTTTATAATATCTTCCTGTTAATGATTTAGATATTTTATTACAAACTTCTTCAGTTTGGAATTCTGGTCCGCTTCCACCTTTTTTACGTACATTCATTATTTTAAAACCCCACTGTTTAAATTGTTCTATCCAAAATGTTTCTAGAGGTTCCCAATCTTCATATTTAAGTGAATATACTTCATCTATAATAGTATATTTTATTTGTTCACCAAATCTTTTTTTATGGGTACTTTTTCTAGAATTTTTAGTTTTACCAATATAAATTTTATTAGAATCTCCAAAGCAATTTTCAACTAAATAAATGTAAGTCATTATATTATTTTATTATAAATATTACATTTTTTGAAAACGTTGACTAAGTAGTTACATCATTCCTTCCATTGGGTTAAAAGAATTATTATCATCTTTTTTATTTTCGGGTTTATCTATTATACAAGCTTCTGTAAGTAGCACTAATCCGGCAATTGATGCTGCATTTTCTAGTGCGTTTCTAGTTACTTTAGCTGGATCAATAATTCCTGCTTCTTTCATGTTTACAAAGTATCCAGATTTTAAATTATATCCTACCCAATTATCGTTACCCATTTGATTGATTAAACTATAACATTCACCTTCTGAATGGCCAGCGTTTGCTAAGATTTTCATAAATGGAGCAGCACATGCTTTATAAACAATTTCTTTACCAATATAAATATCAGAATCTAATTCCATTCTTGTTCGTGTAATTGCTTCACGAGCATATAATAAAACAGAACCACCACCTGGTACAATACCTTCTTCAATTGCTGCTTTTGTAGCATGTAAAGCATCGTCAACACGGTCTTTAGTTTCTTTCATTTCTAATTCACTATTTCCACCTACATGAATAATAGCTACTCCACCAATGTATTTTGCTAAACGTTCTTGTAATTTTTCTTTTTCGAATGGTACAATTGATTTTTCAATTTGTTGTTGTAATTCATCAATTCGAGCTTCAATTTTATCTGTTTCGCCTTTACCATCAACAATTGTTGTTTCTTCTTTAGTTACAGTAACTAAACGAGCTTTACCAAACCAAGACTTATCAAATTTATCTAATTTCATTCCTTTGTCTGGAGAAAATACTACACCACCAGTCATGATAGCCATATCTTCTAATAACAATTTTCTACGATCACCAAAGTCAGGAGCTTTAACAGCACATACTTTTAATGTTCCTCTCATTTTGTTTACAATAAGAGTAGATAAAGCTTCACCATCAATATCTTCAGCAATGATTAATAATGCTTTTCCACTTGTTGAAGCATATTCTAAAATTGGTAGTAAATCTTTTACTTGACCAAATTTCTTGTCTGCGATTAAGACAAATGGTTCTTCTAAAGTACAAGACATATCATTGTTGTTTGTAACAAAGTAATGTGACTTATATCCTCTATCAAATTGCATACCTTCTACTGTTTCAAGATATGTTTCTCCTGTTTTAGATTCTTCAATGTGAACTACTCCTTCACGACCTACTTTTTCCATTGCTGTTGCAATCAATTTTCCTATTTCAGGATCGTTGTTTGCAGAAATAGTAGCTACTTGTTCTAATTGATTTTCTGAAGTGATATCTTGTGCAATTTCTTTACGCATACAATTTACTACTTCTTTAATAGCTAAATCGATACCACGTTTAATTTCTACTGCATTTGCTCCTTTGTCTAATGATGATAAACCTTCATTGATCATTTTTTGAGCTAAGAGTGTAGATGTGGTTGTACCATCACCTGCATTATTTGCTGTTTTGATAGATGCTTGTTTAATCATCTCAACACCTAAATTTTCAATAGGATCTTCTAAATTTGAGATCTGTTTTGCAACTGATACACCATCTTTTGTTGATCTTACTTCGCCATATTCAGTGTATATAACGTTTCTACCATTGGGTCCTAGAGTAGATGTAACTGCATCTGCTAGTTTGTTAATACCCTTTACAATCTTTTTACGGGCTTCAGGCCCGAATTCTACTTTTTTGTTCATAACTTAATTTTAATCGTTAATAATTGCTAATACTATATTTTCACTGCACGACCAAAATTCTTCGCCATCGCTTTCAATTTTGGTAGGACCCATTGGAGGCAAAATAACTTTTTGACCTACTTTAAGTGATGATTCGATGAATGTTCCGGTTGCGGAGTGATAGCCAGGTCCTACAGATACAACAGTACCACGTAATCCTTTTTCTTTTCCTAAATCTGGAACAACGATTGAACCATAAGTTGTTTCTTCCTCTTCTTGAGGTCTAACGATAATGCTGTTGAATACAGCTTGTAATTTTGACATAGATTTTATTTTTTATAACTTGTTTTACTTCTATAAATATATTAACTTTCAATTACTTCACCAAGCTCACTTTCTTCTTCTTTAACTATTTGAGCTTCGTCGATTTTTTGAATGAAATGTAATATTCCGTCTTTTCTCACTACGGTATCAGCTAATACGAATTCTTTAAATTCTTGTATTAAATCTTCGGGTAAACGACCCTCTTTAAGAGAACGTTTAATAATGTATAAATCCCCATTCCAATTTATAACTTGTTTAACTATTGAGAACATTATATATCTTTTTGAACTATGTAATAAATACTTTTTATGTTGCCTGCTTTGAATTCTAATTTCATCAATCCTTCTAAATTAATAGATAATTTTGCTTCATCAGAATCTTTGTTAACCACTAATATCTCTTTAAGTAAATCTGAATTAAATCCTAATGTGAAGTCATATGGTACATTCTCTTTAACAAAATTAGATAAGTAATAAGATACTTTGTTTGAGTATTCTATATCGCCTCCAAACACTAATTCTAACTCAAATTCACCATCCATATTTGTAGATGGTTTTAACATCACAGTAGGACTTTCATCTAATGCTGATTTTGCTTTTATCATTGCTAATATAGTATCTTTATCTAATGATGTAGTTAAGTTATAATCTTCAGATCCTTTATAAGCACCTGATTTATTAATTGTTAACATATCAGCTAAAGTATAGTTAGCAGTAAATTGATTATCTGAGATGATTAGTTTAGAACATACTTTACCATTTCTAACAAAACTCAACATTACATCTCCATTTGCTATACTAATTAATTTTAGTAATTGAGATGTATTACTTATACCAACGTTTGCATCAGGTAAAGTAAATTCAGTATGTGTTACTTCTCCAATCATTTCTTTTGTTGGTGAAGTAAACTTAATGTTTAAGTTTTTATCTTTAATATCCCATTTAACGGCTTCATTCATTCCGTTTAAGTAATATTTGTTTATAACTGCTTGTAATTCAAATTTAGGTATCATATAACTTTTATTTTTTTAAATATACATATTGTTTTAGTTGAAGGCAAAGAATTTACCAACATTTTTATTAAGTGCTGGGAAATCCCATTTTAGGTCAAGATATAATGATTTTAATTTATTAGCTAACAACGAGTCAAATATCTCCTCAACATCAATATATGTTTTAACAAATTCTTCTATTGCTGGAGGTACTTGGGCGTTTGGTAAACCAATTGTTTCTAAGTTGTAAGGATTTTGCTTTAAGTTAATTACAAATATTTTATCTCCTTCAATTATAGATTCAAATTTCTTATCTAATTTTTTAAATTTAAGTAAGTCATTGTAACGAATAGCTGCTTTAGTATTGTATGGTGCTTTTATTTTAAAACCACTAAACATATCTCCTGCTTTAGCTGGTAAGTGATAAGCATGTATTTGTTTTACTCCTGTTGGTTTACCTAATTGTCTTGGATCTAATGTTCTTAGTGTTTTATAAAATGTAACTATGTCATTATCTATTTCAGATTTTTCTTTACCAAATAATATATTTTTAATAAAATCCTCTCCAAATTTCTTAAATAACTTATTCATATTAGACTTCATTAATTCAAGTCCTTTCATGTCTAGTTCTTCTACTGCAACACCTTCTTTATTAGTAACATACATTGCATATCTTCGTTTACCTGTAGTTAATACACTAGAACAAATTACTTCTTGTTTTAATTGAAAGTAGTGAGTATTAAATGCTATATTAAATAAGTTTTTACTTATACGATTTAAATCAGCATTTGCTTCATCTTGTATTTCAATAGCTAGTTTAAGTGTTTTATCATTTTTT